CGTGCATAGTACTGTTCTTTAGATACTTTTAATTGGCGTATTTCAAATGGTCTCATTAGCATTTGCAGCGTTTCGCTCTGCCCTCGTTGTAATTGGTTAATATCTTGGTCATTGGCATAGTGTAGTGCTTGTGGTCTGAAAGTCTCTTAAACTTCATCTCACTCGCCCACTCCACTAAATTGTCATCTTTGTCTTGTACTATGGTGTAGTCCACCACGAGGTAGTCCACCCCATCTACTGCAAAGCATTCGTACTTCTGAAAGGGGGAGAATATCTGCCTCATAGATTGTCCTCTATTATCCCTTGCAGGCGTTGTATCTCGTAGTGCATCTGCTCGCTATCAACTCGCAGCTTGGCGTTTGCCAAGTACATCTCGTTCATCTTGCCTTCGGTAAATTGGCGGTAGTCAATGAACTGCTGCAAGAGTAGGTCTGCGTAGTGGCAGCTCATAACGTGGTGCAGGATGTCATCTTGTACTTCCCTGCCTTTTGCTTTGTCTGCTGCTTGCTTTGCCAACCACATCGCAGTACCCGCAAGCATCAACTGCTTCTCCCGAATGTAGAGGTCGTGGCTATCGTCAGAAGGGTACATCAGTCGCAGGCGTTTCATCCATTTTAATTGGCAGCAAGTTACGCCCGTTTATGACAAACCCTACGTTACCTAAAACACTCTGCAAAACAAGCGGAGTTTCAAGGGGCGTTATGCGCCCTCCCGATTCCATCTCCTTGACCTTCCGAACGTGGATGTGCGTGTAAATCCAATCGGTTTCGTGTGCAGCGAATCGGTGAATCACGATTACGCAGTCTGATCTGTTGCCCCACTTACCGCCACCTTCAATGTCTGATGTGTTTGGGGGCATAGCCATCCCCTCGTACTTGTGGCCTTTGTAGAATGTCTTGCGCATCGCTTCGGTTACAGGGTGAGCATTGACTATGGTGGTGACGTTGTTCTGATGTGCAAATACCCGAAGCGCAGAGGCTACCTCGTAGTGGTATTCGTGCATCCCTGTCTTGCCTAATTTCTTTTGGTCTGTTGATAGGGAGTTGTAAGGGTCAATTAAGGCACCCGTGTAGTTCCACTCGTTCTTGATGGAGTTCATTACCTCAAGAAGTTCAAATGCGGTAAATAGCCTGTTGCCATCTATGAATTGAAAGTACTCGTTGATGAAGTCAAGCTTGCGGTACATCATACCCTCATCAATCCCTTGTATCGGTTTGCATACCAAGAACTCAATCAACTTTCGCTTGAGGCTTGGGACTTCGTTTTCTGCGGAATAGATGAGCCACTTCTTGCCGAAGTTGTACGACTGCAAAAGCATTAGGTAAAGCAGGGTGTGGGTCTTGCCCACGTTAGCGTGGCCTACCACTACGACAAACTCGCCATCTTTAAGTCGTAGGTACTGATCTACTTCATAAACACCGAGCTTGCCCGTGTCATAGTACTTGCCTTTTAAGGCTCGCTGAAGGTATGGTAACGAAGATTCGTTAGATAGGAGGTCGGGATGTATCATTGATTCTGATTGGTGAGCAAATATAACAAAATAATTGACATAAAAAAACCCCTCCGTAGAGGGGCTTCACACAACGACCTATTAAAAACCAATCAGAAAGGGTCGTTGCGATTTGCGAAATGCTCGGTGTGTGATGCAGGAGCTGAATTTGCACCTGTCATCCAAGCGTTAAAGGTCTCTGCGTTGGCAAGGATGGTGTTGACATCGTGTTGCGCAGCACAAGCGTACTCCACCGCAGACTTCAAAGCAACCTGTCGGATGATAGAAGCGGAACGGTCATCTGTCTTAGCAGCGAATGAAGGGGCAGATGGAGCTGATTGGGTGTAGCCTCCGCCACCAAAAGCATTGGCTCGTTGGATTTTCACCGTGCCTTTCTCGTTCTTGGTGTACTCCACGTCTTCGCCTACGGCATAGGGTGGGGTCTGTGATTTAGCAAAGGCAGTACCGAAGTCTCCATTGTCGAAGCGAACCTCAAGCTTGAATAAATCTTGCCATTGGCCTGTCGGGGTGATAGAAATAATTTTTGACATAATAGATTGGTTTTAGATAAATAGAATTGATTGCTGCTCCAAAACCTCAATACGAGCTTGAAGCTCTTGTACCTTGTTTTGAAGTGCTTGGATTTGTGCTTGTTGCACTTGCACCATTTCGGTGTAAACGTCTTTAGAAAAAGATAAAGTCATATAATGATTGGTTTAAGTTCATAGCAAATATACAACTTATTCTGTTACCAACAAACCTGTGAAGGTTATTTCTGCCGTGTCTTTGGGAATTGTTGTATCGTGTACCAACTTTAAGGAATGCACATACCTACGGCTATCATCCTTCACGCCACCCCAAGTCTTAAATGTGTCAAGGGCAAACTTCACCGCCATTATCGCATTGTCAATATCGTAGCGGTAGTTCACCTTGCAATTGATGTGGACATCCTTTATCTCTTGCAGGTCATACTTCTCAAGCTGCGACATCACCTCCCTTGACACCAACTCCTTTGCCTTCACACGGGCAGTCCAATGCTTTGATGCATAGAAGGCGTTGAGGCTTGGAACCTTACCTACGACAATCTTGTAGGTCAATTGTCGGGAATCAGATAGCCGCATTGGATGGCGAAGTGCAGGTCTATCTTGGCAATCTCACCGAGTAACTCTTGTTCTTTGTACTTCGCCTGTTGGCGAGCGTTGTATGTGGCTTCGCAGTTAGACATCAGCGTAGCACACTCCTCAAGGATAAAGTCAATCTTCCTGCGTTTGGCAGGGTTAGTATAGTACTGCATATTTTCCTGTTGTTGTTTGGCTTCCTTCGCTTGTTGCTCGTTGCTCATTCTGTCGTTCAAGTTCAAATTGTAGGTGAGCGATGGCCTTGCGGATGTCATCGCAGATAGGGTTGTGAGGTTTCTTGCCTGCTCTCATTAGGTAGGTGAGGGCAGTTCCAAGATTGTAATTGTCAGGTTGGAAGTCCATCACAACATCCTTCGCCTCTATCTTCAACGTCTTGCCGATGTAGTACTTTGGTGTCATTTGCCAAAGGTACGTCATCCCAATAAATGTAGATGTGGTCGTTCATAGAATTATTTATTAACAAAATTTGCGTATGTCAATTTTATTTTGTTTTTTTTACAAGTTAAGTTGATTAGTTACTTAACTTAATCAACTTTCAAGTTGATATTAGTTAGTAGTTAGTCAACTATTAACTTAACCAAACAACTTAAAGAAAAAGAAACTTAACAAAGAAAAAGAAAGAAGTTGCGTTCTAACGCATCCAAATACCTCAAGGTAGGCAATCCCTCATCTTTTGCATTTAAGCGCAGCAGAATGCAAATAAACCTACTCTACGAGCTTGTCTATCCACTTCTTGATGAAGTACGCAGCGACAAGGATAAGCCCAAGCATAACTGCTGCACCTTCAAAAGTCCATCCCCTCTGCTTTCGCTCCTTCGTTAGAATCTTGGTTTGTGTTACTCTGATCGTATCGGGCAAGCAAGTTGCCTCAACGTACACCTTTCGGTCTATGTACTGAAGCTGAAGCCTTACCTTGTCTTGGTAGATGGTCGTGTCCTTGAACAGCTCGAGCGTGTCGGTCAGGTACTTTGTCTTGGTGACAATTACCGTGTCCCGAACAACTACACTCTGCAGGATGGGTTTCACAGTAGCGCAACTGCTAACTACCGCAAGAGTCGCAGCCATCGGGAGAATCCACATTGCAAGTCGGTTGAGGGGCATCCTCAAGTTTGTTAAGCCATTCATCAAAAGAGGAGGTATTTAGTTTTGCCATTGTGTTTGACTGCTTTTAGGATTTGTTTTCGGTTCTTGCTACTTGAGTAACTAACGTGAACCCACGATGGCGCAGTATCAGAGCCAAATTCCCAAATGAGTTGGTCAAAGTCCAAATTGTCCTTAATCCAATGGAACAACACATCATTGCCTGCTTCGCACTTGAGGTCGGCTGCTTGGCCTTGAACGTGCTGCGATGTCTTTGCTCCCCCTACTTTGCTATTCACCGCAGGGCTGCGGTATGCACTCGTTACTTTCACCGCACCTAATGCATCTCTTGTGGGTTGTAAGACCTTTTCTGCAAGCGCACGGAGGTTGGGTTCTAAATGCTTGGGTAAAGCGTTAGGAAGCCCTGTTTTTGTAGCAGTCAGTTCTTGGAGGGTAAAGTTCTTTGTCACGTTTTTAATATCAAAAGTTGGACATTTTACACATTATGCGCATTTGAGTTTACACTTTGCACTTTTTGCATATTGCTTAATGTATATTTAATTGCACAATTTGTAGTCATAATGTACATTAAAACGTACATTAACAGGTAAAGTGCGCCTTAATGCACAATAAAGGGTCTGCCATTTGGCGAAGTATAACTCGGACAATCTCCGAACTACTTTACAATTTTAATCGCTTCTTTAGCTGCTCAACCGTTTCCCGCTTTTGGTTTCTTTGCAACAAAAGAGATGCACCTAATAAAAGCACTATCAAAAGTAAAGCAATCCAAAGGGGCGAGAAAACCCAAAACCAAGACCAAGTGATATAGTTGGTCAATTTTAGAACGATAAATGCTACGGTGAGCAGGGTGGCAAAACTTGTTTTCATATCGCAAATATAGTTATCTGCCTTGACTCTTGTAGGGCTTGGAGTAGTTCTTACTCGCTTTGTTGGCAGATGCACTCTTGGAGTGCTTGCCTCGCTTCTTGCTCTTACTTATTCGTTGGCTTACCGCCTGTTGCTTTGCCATCGTCTTTAGGGTCTTTTAGAAATAGTAATGCGAACGCACCCATCATAAACGCACTCAACTCCGTGAGCGTGGCCTTCTCGTAAAACACAAGCACAAAACAAAGGCCGATGATTATCAGCCCAAGTAGAGTAGTCTTCGGGTTACCGAAGATGCGCTCAATTAGCACCTTTGTCCTTCTTGTAGTCCCTTCGCCACTTCCAAAGAGTGTACGCAAGTGAGGTTACAAGTACGGCTAAACCCAACGCTTGATGGGCGTAGCTTACGAGAAGTCCTGCTCCCGTTAAAGACCAAGACGTGATTACGCTATCAGCCGACTCCTTTGTCATCTTTGTTTAGGGTGTTCTCGTAGGCTTGAATCAGTACACGGACTTCATCAAGTTGCATTAGTAGATTCGCCTCTTGCTGCTTTAATGCATCAAGCCGTTGGTGTAGGTGTTCCACTTACTCGGCTACAACTTCTGCAACAGGTGCAGGAATCATTGCCCAAGCATCGTTGGCAAGGGTGCGGTAGTAGCCATCAACTCCCAATACCTCATCGGCAGCAGGGTCGTTAACTGCAAGCACGGTGCGCCAATAAGATGAAGCGATTACGGCTCCGTCTTTGGTAACGTCTGTGGTTTTGCGGACTGCGATAGTTCCGTCAAGGCTGACGTTAAATTCGCTGATGTAGATTACTTCTTCAATCATTTTGTTTAGTTTTATTTATTATACGAAGTAGGTTGCTGTTACAATAATTCGCCCTGCGGAATCGTATGATACATCAGTAACACTTCCACCCCCCGTTGGAGTTCCCACAAATTCAATTCGGGTTGTGCTTGGCGGAATATAACAAGTAGCATAATTTAATGCCGTAAAGGTAATTCCATCAATGTATCCAATCGTTGCCGCATTGGGGGTTGATATGTTAGTAAATGGTAATCCCGTAATACGAAGGCTTCCCGTACCCGTTCCACTACTCCAAAGTAAGTCAATAGATATAGATACCTGTCTTCCGATTTTAGTGTAATTTCCGCTTTGTACTGTGTAACTTGCCGTTCCTGCGGAGGTGCTTCCTTCAACAGACGGAGTAAAAGTGCCTTCTTCGTAGTCATCAAGGGCGTTGGCTGCTGCGGTGTCGGTTCCGAATTTTATACCCTGCGAATCAATCGTTAAGATTCTTGTTCCACGAGCGGCAGGAGTAGAGTTGGCGGTTGAATAAAATATCAAACTGCGACTATTGCCAATAACAATGTTTGCGTCTTTACCGCTTC